AACGACGCGTACCTCGTCCATCTGCCAGGTCTGCTCATTGACGAAGTTGCCAATGATTTCGTCGGGCGTGTCGTCGTTGATGTAGTCGACGCGGAAGCTGCCGGCCTTGATGTTGAACGGGCCAAACATTGCGACCGCCGGTTGATCTGCCGCATCCCACACCACACCAAGCTTCCCAGTCTGCCAAGTGGGTGAAGCCCGCCCGGCGCGCGCGATAATCTGAAGCATTTGCGCGGCACTCATTTTGCGATCCAGAACGTAGTTGAACGTTAGGCCTTTCGCATCGCACCAAGCGCCCCATGCCTTGAAGGCTTCATAGTCGATCTGGGAGTTATCGAGGCCGGCGCCGTACATAATTGAACCGTCAGCATTGTGGCGCCCATAAGCGAAATGCAAAAACCACCATGCCGGGTTACTGTTCTCTCTTCCTACCCACGTAGATCCATCCCAAGTAGTGCACCACGCTTGCGCAATGGCGCTGAACTCATCTACAGCCCCGTTAAGCTGATCGGTAGCCTTGATACGCAGCGCAACCCGAAGCTGCCCTGTGTAATCGGCCCTGTCTGGCTGGTAGCAAAGAATTTGGCCGACCGCCACATCGTTGGATTCGCGGCTGTTCTTGACGTCGCCTGTAACCTTCCAGACTCGCACCTCATACTGCCCTTGCGGCACGGCCCAGCCAACCACCTGATAAGTCGGATTCTGCCGAGCAGCGGTCATACGCACGCCAGGAACGGAGCTATACGACAGGACCGGATCGGGCGCGCGGCCCTGCCATGGCTGGCCAAGACTATGGGGATGCGGCACCCAGCGCCAGCGTAGGTACACCCAGCGCTGCACGCAGTACTCGCCCGAGCAATCTTCTTCGGACTGGATGCTGTAAATCTCGCCATCCGTATGGTCAGCCGGGTTTGTGGAGCCAAACGAGTGCTGCGCCCCTGTATCGTCCTGTAAAGACCAATAGTGAGTCGCGTAGACCGCATCGGACAGCATGCCAACGTCAGTCCAAGCGCCGCCGACAGGCCGGTATTGCACACGCAGGTCAACCGAGCGCGCATCCATCCCGCCATCGTCACGCACGTAGAATAGCTGCGCGGCAAGTTCGACGCTGATGTAGGTCGTATCAATGGGCGTCGTGCGGCTGTTGACGACCCCAGACGCAAGGGCAAAGCCCTGGATCGTGTCCACGTTGCCCGGGAACATCGACAGTTTGCCATCTGTCCCGGATACCTCGATCTGCACGCCTTGGTAATTCGATACTGGCGTGTTGCCGATCTTGAAGTCAGACAGGCTGACCAGGCCCGCACCCAGGCCGAAGTGGAATATCTGGTTGAAGTACTGGTCGTCGCCCACGCGCTCAAGGTAGGGCTGCGCGCCATAGTCTGGGACGACCTTGTGCCGTCCCATCACCACCGCCATCGGCTCCCAGGGGCGCATACGGTTGCGCCCACCGGTGATGGCGTAGGTGGGGCTGGATTCGTACTTGGCGCCTGTGCCGAGCTGGGCGGCGGTGGCTTGGGGCGGGGGCAGGAGCGCTGTAATCAGCATGGAGCCGCCGAACATCACAGCCCCGGTCAGGAGTGCGCCTGAAAGGCCAGTAGCGGCGACCCATGTCCCGGTCAATGCGTAGCCTGCAAGGTACGGCGCAGAAAGAGCAAGCGCTATTGTGAGGACGGATCGGACAACCTTATTGCCATCACCGCCACCACCCGTTGTCCGCGCCCGGATTACAACTTGGTCGCCAATGCGGGGGATGAGGCGTGTCCATAGGCTATTTGGCACACGTCGGCCGTTGTGCCAAACGGCGACTGGGCCACATGGAACAAATATGCCCGTTCGCTTGATATAGGCGCCCAGCGTCTCGCCGGGACGGAATTGTTCTGACCCGGTAATACGGCCGTCGCCCACAAGAGCATGCGGATGGACGACGAGCGCGGGCGCTTCAGCGACTACAGCCATTCGTAAAAGCCCTCGACTTTGTATTGCAGGCGCGTGATATCGCGCAGCCGCTCGCGCGTGATCGACTGAAACGTTTGGCTGGCATGCAGCACAAACCATTCGTTAGCAAGCCAACACATGACGCCTATGTGGCAGTTGCGGCCGCGACCGATCAATAAGACTGGCTGGCCGTCCTTGGGGGTTTCGATATGGCGTGCATAGTCATCTTTCAATTCATCGATCTGCGCAGCTTGAGCGCGGATCGTGGCGGCGTGCGGAACGGGTATCGAGATATCCCGCCCCAGCACTTCTTTGGCGACCCTCACAGCGAGCACGGCGCAATCCGCTACCTCTGGGATGTATGGCTCGCCGATGTATTTATCTGACCAGTGCATTTTGAACGCCCATAAAAAAACCCGCCGAAGCGGGCCTACAAAGCTATTTCATCTACTTTGGCCTGTACTTGCAGGCCTTATTCCATATTCCCTGGAAGTCCTCACCGGATAAACCGCTATCGTTCTCGAGGATCACCAGCTTTTCGCTCGCTGCTATGAATCTCTGGTAACCCGTAAAGCCGCCAAATGAGTTTTTTGAGTTCACTTCACCGCACGGGCCATTCCAGTTTCTAAATGTCGCAGAATCTGGGTCTTTCAGAACGCCGCGCACGAACTTTTCTGCGATGATCTGCATACCGATTTCGATGTCCTTATCCTTCTCCTTTTGAGTACGCTCCTTCTTTCCGCAGCCAAGCAGTAGAAGACAACATATAACAGGGATCAAGAGGTTGAACAATGTAACCTCCTATCCAATAGAGACGTCTTTCGACGCTCGACATACTGACCTACCCGACTCGATAGACTGTCTTATTGCGCGCATCTGCTCACGGTCGAATATTCCTTTGTTAGCAACAGTGATGGAAACTTTCGCCTCATCATCAGAGATAGCGCGCGTTTCCACGCGAATCAGATCCCCGTTCGGAATGTTTGGAGTTCCAATCCTCAAAACCGCCGTCCGGTTGTCAATGTAGACATTCCCGCTTGTCGATAGGGTAACCGGCGGTGCGCAGTCCCGGCTCTGCGCCTCGGCACGTCGGTAAGCCTCTTGATAAGTTATTGGGACAATGAAGGTATCAGATGGGTAGCTTTTCCCTGGCTCGATGCCTGCGCATCCGGACATCAATAGCACCAAACCCACCGCAACCAAAGATCGCATAGCACTCCCTCCAATATAAATGTATGGAAATGCTACCTCAAAACACGCCAGGCGATGAAATGGGGTCGTATCGCATCCCCACCGCCGCCCGCATCATCGTATTTTTGTAGCCAAGCTCCCCGTCCACCGTCTGGTTGTTGATCGACAGGCCGAAGAGGTCCATCTTCATGTCCACCTCGAGGATGTTGGGGGAAGACGGCAGTACGGCCATCACCCGCAGCTTTGCACCCTTGCCGCCGTTGCTAGTTTCTAGCCAAGTCGTAAGCTCGCGGCCAATGTTATCGACACTGACTACAGCCTTCGGGACTTGCTGGTCCTGATCATCAGGCAGCGAAATCCGAAATGGACAGGCGATGTATTCGTTCCCCAACACAGTGATGTTCTGGTTGTCGTTCACCACACGGATTGGTATGGCCAGATCAGCGTGTGTGATCTCCAGCAGCACGAGCATTGGCTCATCGGCGCTCGTTGCCAAGAGGTTGCGCCGGCCCTTTGCTGTCGTCATCCTAGCGTCTCCAGTTGGCACGCAGCAACCCACACTCGCCCTGGCTTCGTCCAGCTATAGCGCCCGGCAACAATGCGGGCTCGCTTATTCACATCATCAGCCGGGTCGGTGAAGTCGAACCATCCAACCCCGCCAAACAAGTCGGTTTTCACCCAGGCATCAAACAGCAGCTTTTCGGGAGTGTCCGGCACGATGATCCGCACCTCTCTGGTAATGATGGGAAGCGTCCTGCGGGCGCGCTGTTTAGCCAACCCATCATCCATCTGGGAGCGAAGGACTCCATAATCCGGGGCCTCTGAGTAGCCATCGAAAAGAATGCAGGCGTAGGAAGGAAAGGTTGCCATCAGCCCATTACCCCTTTTAGTTGCCTAGTAAACGGGCCGTTAGTGCGAAGATCGTTGAGCAGTACATCCACCACCATCTTGGAGCCATCGAATCGCGGCGCCCCCGCCGTTGCGCTTATTGGCTGCGATGATTGATTAATGAGATTCACCTGTACATTGGACGCCCCGCCGTTTGCCATCTCGACTCGCACACCAAGATTTCCATCCTGGCCGCGCTTCAGGGGCATGATCGCTTCAGGGCCGGCCTCGCCGAAGACGCCCGCCCCTCGCGCGAAGGCGAACAACTGGGGTGTATTGAAGATGCCATTCGAATATTGCGAAAGGCTCGGAGTGTTGTAGACGCCGCCTTTTGCATTACCGTGCAGCCAGTCAACGCCTGGAGTTGCTCCGGCAGGAGGAGCGTTGCTGCTCCCAAACCATCCACGCATCACGCTGGCCAGGGGGCCGGTAATGCTCTGCTGGACTGCGATGCGCACCATGTCGGCAATGATGCTGTCGGCCAAGGATTTGAAATCGGCTTTCCCGGTTCGTACAAACTCAACCAACGCATCTTCCATTCCTTTGAAGGCGCCGCTTATCGCGTTGGCAGTTGTCTGCGCTACGTTCTGTACTTCATCTGCGTAGTTCTCCAGCCCTCGAATAGCGCCATTTCGCCACTGGCTTTCAGCTTCCAGCTTCTCTTCGGCCTTTTGGCGCAGAATTTCTACTTGTTGGCTTTCAGCGTCTTCCAGTGCCTGGATGCGCGTCTCGTACTGCTCCTGCGCGAGTCGTGTAGATTCGACCTGCTGAGCCTCTTCCAACTGTCGACGCCGTTCCGCATATTCCTGGCGGATGGAAATCTCTTTCTCCATTTGCTCGCGCTGGCGGTCACCCATGCCAACGCCGGCAATCTGCAGATGCTGCTGCTGGCGGAATAGATCAAGCTCACGGTTGATCGCAGCAATGTACCGCGATGATTCTGCGGCTTGGTCTATCGCCTTCTTCGCTTCTTTCCAGGCTTGAATTTCGTCGTACAGGGAAAGTGCGCGAGCGCGATCCGCTTCGGTCCCCTTCGCTATCTCGATCCTGTACCGTCCGGCCGCAGCTTCTGTCAACCCAAGCGTGGCTTGCTGCAACTGTAGTTGCTTGACAAGGCCTTCGAGCTCTTTCGTAGCCGATGCCCCGCCACGGGACTTCGGCAAGAATCTATCTCGCAGACGCTTCTCGACATCCGGGCTATATAGCTCGCCCAGGAGCTTTCTCTGCTCGTCAACCGCCGCTTTGAATCGCTCTTGCGGCGTGGCGAAGTCCTTCATGAACTTCTCGTAGTTCTTCCGATACTGCTCCAGATTGTCGACGACTGGCGCGACGCCAGAAGCAGCGGCCTGTTGGGCATTAGCCAGCGCCTCCAGCTCCTTTGTCAGGCCGTTGACATTGCCCGCAGCCTCAACGACCTTCTGAGCAAGCTCCACAAGCTTGGAGCGATTCTCTTCGGAAGCGCGGCCAGATCTGATGTAGGAGTCGATCACCCCTGAAAGCGCGGAAGCCATTTCGTCAGATGAGCGCGTGCTGTCGCTCGCAACGCCCTTGATCTCCGCTGCAAAGTCAGCGCGAAACTGGGCGGCAGCTCTGGTTCCTTCTGTGAGGGCTGGGGTAAACGCGTTACCCAAGTCATCCACCGCCGACCTGGCTTGCTTGATGGCTCCGGTCAAGTCCTCCGTCTTGATATTGATGACCTGCTGACGCTGGAGCTCATTTAGCTTTTGATAACCCTCGATAAGACGATCCACGCCGTCCTTGATGTCAGCGACAGACGCGGCAGACTTCGAGGCCGCATCTCGGGCATTGGCGCTGTATTCTCTCCAAGCGTAGGCGGCGCCGCCAAGCGCAAGGACCACGGCGCCAATGGGGCCGCCAACTAGCGCAAGCGACGCGGATGCCACTCGTGCGGCGACGGCCATCCCACTAAAGGAAGCGGCTGTCGTCATACCGACGCTGGACATTCCCGCTACCGCTGTTTGCGTTCTACCGGCCTGTAGCGCAAGGGCGGCAAAAGACGCGGTAGCCGTCACTGCGGAAGCAGCTAGCCGGGCAGCAAATACACCGGCGACCACTTGGCCTGTTACGGCAATGGCGTCCAATGCATCTTTCACGCCCTCCGAGCGCAAGGATTCGTTTAGCCCTTCGACAGCATTTCGCAGCCCTCGGACGCCGTCGTCAGAGCCAGTCAGCAACGAAGAGACAGTGTTTCCTAGTGCCTGTAGGGCGCCTCCCAGCGTATTCCGCGCAGCTTCAGCCGCACCCGCATAGCTCTCCTCCAGAGCCCGAAGGACAATGCCCTGGGCTTCCGCTTTTCTTCCTGTAGCTTCCAGTTGCTCGGCCAGCTTCTGCTGATCCTCGTTGAACTTAAACCCTTGGCGCGACAACGCCGAAAGGCCTTGGCTAGGAACATCCAGTGCGCGGCCAATTGTCTCGGCGGCAGACTTAACAGTCATTCCCGTGCGCGCGGCCATATCCGCCGCCGCCTGGAGTGCGCGGGGAAACTCCTCTCCAACTATCCCGCTAAACGCTGACAGCGTGTACTGGGCCTGATTAATTTCGCCAGCAGAAAAGATAGTCGCCTTTTCCATCGCAGCAGCCATATCATTTAACTGCTCGATGGTGTAGCCGGCGGCGTTACCAGTAGACCTCAGGACTGCCGCTAGCTGCGCCTGCTCATTCTGGGCGCTAATTGTCTCTTGGATGAACCTGCTAAATACGGACCCGACTGATATTCCCGCGAGCGCGCCGCCAATAATCGAAGCGGTGATCCCCCATGAGCGCTGAATCGACTGCGTGCTGCGCTGCGCCTCCTGCTCTATTTCTCGGGACTTGGTTCGCGCAGTACGGGCGGCCCGATCCATGCCTGCCTCAAAGCCACCTGTCTTCGTGATAAGGTCAATCGTGAGCTGACCAAGAGAGCGAGAAGCCATATCAACTGCCCATAAAAAAGGCCCTGCGGTAAGCAGAGCCAGAAATAAGAAGCCCGCCAAAACTAGAAGTAATGGCGGGCGGGTGGTATGTTACGAGTTCCTACACCTGTAACTTACCGGAGAAGAAATGGAAGATAACCTTAAAGTGAAGGTCGATGTGGCATTTGCTCAATCGCAACTTGCGCTCTTTGTGCTTCAGGCTCTTGTTCAGACAGGATTCGATCAAGGCGATCTACGCCTCCTGAAGCTAGCCAATGTGCTCGAAAAGTCGCTCGACGAATTAAAGTCAGCAACCATAGGGCCGGACACAGCACCAGAAGCGCGGAGAGCTTTCGAAGATATGTCCGGGCAGCTCTTAAATGTGTTGCACAAGAGGTCGAATCCTTAATGGACGCATAGCACAAGCGGATCGTGTCGTCTCCGCATGCGACTTCGATCTGCTCCGTTCTGAATCCCATGCTGTTCTCCAAATGTCGTTCAATAAGCTCTTACACCGTACCGGGAAGGCGGCTCATTGAACCGCCGACCCTATTATTTGCGTCTCCTACGCCACAGCTTCCGAACCGGCTTATCCTGCTTGCCGCTCCACAACGATGAAAGCAGCGCAGCAACATCCTTAACGCCACCCTCTGTTTCGCCATGACGCTTCGGCAGAAAGTCCTCAATCTTGGCCTTGTTGCCGTTCTTGTACCCGCCGTTCACGTTGATCAGGATTGATGCCAACAAGGCGAATCCGCGTTGAATTTCCGGCATTGAGCCTTGAGATCGGCTGGCGTATCCATGCTTCTTGAAATAAGCCGCCCAGCGCATAGCCTCCATATAGGTCATGCGAGATTTAGCCTCGAAGACCGTCATGCCCAGCGCAAGCGCTACTTCGTGCCAGAACTCTTCGTCTGCGCTGAGATCGACTTTCCCGCATCACCCGGCGCCGTGCCGTTGACATCGTTAAAGGCGTTGATCAGTTGCGTGATCAGCTCCGGGGCAAGACGGTCTGCTTGGTCCTGGGTGAGTTTTGTTTCGCCACCGTCGAACAGAATGCCTTCGGAAATCAGGCCAACCGTGACCGATCTCGAAGAACGTGTCACGTCCTCGATCTTCTTGAATGGAAGCCGCAGGACATGCACGGTGTATTTGGCTGGAACCCTCTCGCCATCGACGATTTCGTACCAATTGATTTCTTTCTCGACGGGCGTTTCCGATACCAGCCCGCCGGTCGATTCCAGCGCGGCGATTTGCAATGCCTTCATTCACATCTCCAATGAAACCCGCCCAAACCTCGGTCGGAGTGGGGTTACGACTGCTCTTCGGCAGGGATAAGCTGGGGCTCGCCAGACACCTGAACGCTGATGTTGGACTGAACCACGCTGTTTTGCGCGAAACTGAACGGGAACGCAGACATATAACCTTCGAACACGATCCATGCCCGGGTATCGGGAAGGACAAACACCGAGTCGCCAGAGCTGTCCGTCCCGACCGTGGGCGCGTCGCCAGGGACAACAGGCTCCCCATTCACGGTTTGGCGGAAGCCGATAGCCCACGCGAGCGTCGTTCCTGCCACCTTCAGTTGATGTAGGCGGACGTGGTTCGGGTCTTGGGGATCGGTATAGATGGCGAACGTGGCCGTTCCAGGCGTGGCCAATCCGGCCTCGTAGGTGCGGGCGAGCGCATTCAGGCAGGTCGTCTCGATCTGCTCGATAGTCGTGTCGATCCCATCGATTGCGGTCACGCAACCGACATCCAGCAACTCACCCGTTTCGGGTACTAATGCGTAGAACACGCTCCCCTGTGTCTTCACAGCCATAATTAACTCCTTTCGCCTTTCGGGCACAAAAAACCCGCAAGGCGGGCAAAAAGAAACCGCCCTAAGGCGGCTATCCGAAACTCGATGGACGGCTATCTATCCGTCCACCAATCAATATCAAACGATGATCTGTAAGATCCTGTGTCGTTGTCTTTGCTCTCACCACGCCAAGACACGACATGGCCATAAGGCTCGAAGGCATCCCGCAGTGCTTTCGCACAATCTCTGGCCTGCGTGGCGCTCGTGGCATACACATCTATTTGCGTCGTAAAGCCATCAATATCGGGCAGGTCATTGATGTAATTCTCAGGAGAACCCGCGGCCACCTGCCATACAGCATAGGGATAGGCGACGTCCTGCGGCGCCATCCCGAACATATAGACCCGCAGGGGACTCGCCCCAAGCAGTGCCTTGACCGCCGCGCTGGAGAGCGCATACTTGAAAACCGGTGGATACATCAGCCATTCCTTAATTTTTCGGCCTCGATACCGACTTGGCGCTCAAGCTCTGTCGCAACGGTATCGAACACTTCTGAAACGCTCGATTCAGCAGCCGGCCTAAGGAACGGCTGAGCCTTCGCTTTCTCTGTGCCGAGCTCGACCAGATGCCAGTGCGGCGTGTTGCCCTTTGGCCCCTCATCTGGGTTTCCCTTAGGAATACGGCCCTTATTGGTCAGCACTCCAACGCTAATCATCGTGTCGCCGGTTTGACGGAAATATCGACTGCGGAGCCGCTGACCGATATTGTCTGCAATGCGCCGTCCGGTGCCTGGGTCATCCACGCGCAGCGCGTTCTCTTTCGCTTTCTTGCGGATGATGGCAGCGCCTTTTCCTGCTGCTTTTCGCACAGCCGACCTTCGCACCTTTATTGGCAAGTCCTTCAGCTTGCGAAGTACGGCGTCGAGCCCTTCGACCTTCATTGCAAGAACCCCATGAGCCGGTCGCCAATCCGCTTCACGACCGCCGGTTTATAGTGGTTCGCGTCCAGCATGTCGTCTAGCGTCACATGTTTGGTGGGGTTAAACACCGGCACACCCAGCCATTCGCATGTGTCGCGCACTCGGGCCGCGAACCGGCTTCGATCGGGAATGTCGGGAAGTTCCACATGCTGCACAACCACCAAGCGCCTGACCATTTCCTTCAGTTTCGCAAGGTCGAGATCGAGATCATCTACTTCGACGATTTCGCCCACCCCATTCGCATAGTTCAGGTTCAGCGAATACCCATCGAGGAATACGTCCTTTGCCGAACAGACCTCAACCACCACCACATCAGCGCTATCCAGTGACTTCCTATGCGCCGCAGTAACTACCGGCGTCTGCTGTCGAGCAAACACAAAGGGCGCTACTGCGTTAGGGATGCTGAACTCTCCGCGGACAAACCGGATGCGCTGGATCGCCTCCTTGGCGGTATGCGTGTAGCCGACAATGGGCCTTTGGCACCCTGGCCGACCGCGCAACGGGCCGTGTACGCGACAAGAGCCGACGACATAGATCTTCATTTCCAATTCGTCCGCACCCAGGGAAGCCGGGATTGCCAAGGCTTCACACTGCCATTGAATTGCACCAGTCGAGCATTGGATGGCAGGACGCCCTGCTTCAAATCACGAATGCTGTAGATGCCCGCGCTGTGCGGCCACAGATCCACATCACCGCAAAGCTTATGGCTGATCCATGCCTGATCACTACCTCGAAACCCTGCTGCCCTCGCCTCCTTGATCGACTCGTGACCATTGAAGTCATCAAACACTTCGGTATGGCTTCCCGGAGTCATCAGATACATGCCGCCACCAAGGCGCGGCCCGTGGCCCCACGTCATGCGGGGCATCCAGCCGACGAATGGGGCAGTGTGATCGAACAGATGATCAATGCTGCCTGTCAGTACCATGTCCACATCGACTAGCATCACCCGATCACCCAGGCATCGGGCCTCATCCGAGAACATCCACAGGCGCCGGTAGCAACTCGGGAAGTGCGGCGCCTCTGGCGTCCGATACTCTCCCAGGGCGCGGGCAGCATCTGGCATAGCCATCACCTCGACGCCCTCGCCGAAGTCGCCATCCATGTCCGTGATGCACACAAAACGGTGGGGAATAGACAGGCGCCGCCGGAACATCGCTGCCAGCACCGCAACATGGCCGGGCGCGTAGGGCCGATTACCCTTCCACAGCCATGTGACTATCGTGATGTTCTGCAAGTACGCTCTCCAGATCCCGAACGGGGAAGCAGGTCAATTCTGTGTACCTGCTGCAATTGATGATTTCCGTTTCCCGCGCCATCCGCTTGACGACGCCAAACTGCTTATGCCATCGCTTGATCTTCTGCTGATCCGGGTTCTTGGTTTTCGTGTGCGCTCCGAGCCAGTGGACGCCATGCTTCAAGCTGCAATCCACGCCCAGCAGGATGACCCTGGACGCCCCACGCTCAACGGCGAACTGTGCGGCCCTGGCTGCTGAGTTATACGGGCCCACCACGTTGTGATGGTTGATTCGATGCTTGTCGGCGGCTTGGCGCGAGCATGTCCATTTTTCAGCCGGTATATCTACTTCGTGACCGTAGGCCGACCACCAACAAGAATCACCCGCGTACAAAACAGATGCGAAGCGCGCGGCCTGCCAGCTTGAGTTAACTGCAATCGTCACCAGCCCGGATGATTCGATCAGGGCGCAGTCATCGGCTGTAAGGCTGGGGCCGCTGGCGATGACGACAACAGCCTTCCCGGCCCACGGCTTACTGACCATTGATGCTCACGCCCTCGCTACACGGAAGGGTCAGATAGGCCAGCCCACTGTCGTTATCCGCCAGCACTCCTTCAATATTGAAAACCTTCTGCTCTCCGCGCTTAGCGAACACAATACGCATGGATGCATCGATTCCGTCCATGTAGCGAATCGTGATGCGCGTCGTGATCTTTGATTGCGTAGCTTGCGCGGCGATGAACTCACGCGCCGACAGCGGCTCAACCGAAGCCCAGCACTCATGCACCGTCGTCCAATCGCGCCTTTCCTCACCGGTCACCAGGTCTTGCGACGCATACCGGTACTCCTGGATAGCGATGCGATGGCGAAGCTTGCCGGCCGGAACGCTCATGCGACGGTACTCCTGCGAAGCGGCGTGAGAAGCGACGCAGCGCCCACGCTCAGTGTGTAACCATGCCCCCAATGTGCGGGAACTTGCGCCACGCCTTCGCCCTCACGAAAACGATACTGGCTGGCCAACTCAACCAGCACAGCGGCCCGGACGATCGGCTTGGCAACGGGGCCGTTGGAATCTTCCTCGAAGACCGGATCGCCATTGCTATCGACCACCTGGTTGCCGCTGGAGTCGACCTCAATCACGTAGGCGCGGGACTCATCCTTCAGCCACAGCAACACAGCTTGACTGACTGCCGGAATCATGACGTTCAGCCACGCATCGTCTGCGCTCATTCCGTTGAAGTCATCAATGCGCAGGTGCTCGCGGGCTTCCTCAATCGTTATCAGGCTCATCGTCTTCATCCTTGAGCTTGATCGGAGCAGGGGCAGAACCATCCTTGCCGCGCGGGCCGCGCTCACCGTCACGGCCTTTACGCGCCATCAGCACCCACTCATCGGATTGTGTGGATGGCGTGGCCTTGGTATCTTTCCTGGCGACCCACAGGCTGCCGTCATGCGTCCATGCCTCTCCGGCCTTCGCTTCGCCGCCCTGGCGCCAGTAGCCTCCGGGCCGGATGCCGCCAGCGGGATACCTAACTTCCTTCACGCGGATGCCGGCCTGGGCCTTGATTGCTATCTCATGGGTTTCAGGCAGGTACTCAAGCTCGAAGTTGTCAAGACCAATGCCGTCGACACCATCCTTGCCGTCCCTTCCATCCGTTCCGTCCTTGCCGACTACTTGACCCAGCGACTTCATACGACCGTCTGTATAGGTGGCTACTAGCATACCATCGCGATCAATTAGCAGATCGGCCATACCTGTACCGTCGTCGCCCTTTTTGCCGTCCTTGCCGTCAACACCATCGCGACCGTCCCTACCATCCTTTGGCGTCGGGATGGCCTTTACGTACTCCTCGATGGCCTTCTCGGCGTCCTCGCAAATCAACGCTACGGCCTTCTCAATGATGGGCTGAACATCATCAAGCGTAATGCTCTTGCCGTCCTTACCATCGGCGCCGTCCTTGCCGTCTTTGCCATTCTCGGGCGCCGGGATTGCCTTCACAGCCTGCTCGACCATGGAGCGGACCTGCTCCATGTCGCAATCCTTCCCGTCTTTGCCATCTCGGCCATCCTTTCCATCCTTCAGGCCCTCAAGCACGGATAGCTGCCGTTGTAATGATTCGATCTCTGCGTACAGAGGTTCGACCGCTTTTCGGATCGCTTCGCCCATCGCCTGGCCGAACAGTTCAGGGTCAAACGACATGATCACGCTCCATTGATTTCTTCATGGCGGTAATCGCCTTCTGGGTCGCTAGGAAGGCGCGCATTTCTTCGATAGCGGGATCTTCTTCGTTTTCTTGGGACGCTGGATTTGTGGCGGGGGTCTGCTCGATCTTGTTGAGCCGCACTTGGTCAAGAGGGTAGTCCTGCTGCTGCATGTAGACCGTGTCGCCACCCACCAAAGGCTTCCGATTGAAGCGCTTCCGTCCTTCGTTCGGCGTTTCGACGCCACCACCAACTAGTTTGGTCGCCACATCAGCCTTTCTGGACTCATCCATGCGCAACAGCGGCTCAATGTCCAGTTCAATTCCCAGCGGGCGACCGATCTTCAATCCATCGTCCAGAAGCTCTTCCATGTGTTGGATATGCGGCTGCAGAGCATCGTTGTAGTACATCAAATTGACACCATCGACACCCAATCCGGACGGGATGGTGCCGATACCGACCTTAAACGGTGGTATTCCAAACGGCTGGCAAATCTGCTCATCCGAGTAGCGCATTTGCTCGACCATCTGAGCGTCGATTGACTTCATGGCGAACGGCGTGAACTTCATGTCCGCGCCGATGATAGCGACCTTTCCCGATTTACCTTCGGAGAACTCCGTATTCCAATACGCCTGCACGGCCTTTGCGTCCTCGTCGCTCATGCCGGCTGGCGCTGTCAGCAGGCCTCCCGGCTGAGCATTGTTCGCGAAGAACTCCGTGGCCGAACGCATGATCTTCATGTTCTTCAGGGCGGGCCAATGCGCGGCCGCCAGAGGAGGAATCCCGATCAGCGGATGATGCAATGTCATGCAGCGGTCATGAATGATCTCGCTGGCTGGGACGATCAGATTCTCTGCAGGGTATCCTTCGGGCAGCGTGTTGATCTTGTCCGTCTGTAGCTGATAGAACACCGCTCCTGAGTCGGACACCATGGGCATGACTCGCTCGGGATCGAGTACGTAGAGATCGACCACTACACCCCGAGCATCTCGGCGCTTTAGGATATAGGCATTCCCCTGCGTCAGCTTGGTGATGATCCAGTATTCGCGGAACTGTGCGGGCGTCTGGAAGCCGTTGGGCTTTCTAAGCACCGGGTCATATGCCGGATTAGCCACTTCCGTCCATACTCCGTTTTTGTCCCGCTGGCGTAGCGAGAACGGCAGCTTTCCGATGTCAGAAGAAATGCGGTAGATACAGGCGTACAGCGTCGGATAGGTCAGTAAGTCGCCGCGCTTCTCTTCGATATTGCGCTGCCACGCGCCGGCGAACGGCTCGCAGATTGTGCGCCATGCGTTGCGCCATGTGCTGCCGACAGGGCTCATCGCCTTTTTCGAGGTCGCAGCTTTGCGCAGCGCACCAACGATGGTCAGCTCAGCCATTCGGACTCATTCCTTTGACGATATAGCCTGCCGCAAACAGAAGAAACGCTCCTGCCGATACAAGCGCCCAGCCATTACCGGCAACCAAAGCGATGCCAAGCGACACGCACGCAGCGCCCCCAAACCAAAAGGCGATGACGTAGAGCAGCGGGCTGGACAGAACGGCAAGGATTCGTTTCATCATCCGCGGACCTCTGCGATCTTTTCACGCAACGTGTCGGCGTCCCAGCCATGGAACGCACGTTTGCCGACAGCTTCCTGATACTCGGCGCGCAGCGCGACCAGCTCATCAATCATGAGATCATCGGCCGGCACAGCGTGAGCGCGCATATCGCGGGTTATGTAGGCGCCCGACTTCTCGATCACCACTTCACGAGCGATGCCGACGCGCACCAGTCGGCGTCCAATAGGCTCACGTACCGTGCGCTGTCCGCCGATTTTATATTCGATTAGCATGCTAGGCTCCGGCAAGAGGCCGGACAAGGCCGGCCTCTTGCGTTACGGTCGAACGATTAAGAAGTCATGCTTCCGCATGCGTCCCAATTCACGTTGGCCCAAACCAGCGCCTGAGCCCGGCGCTTCTGCCAGTTCAGGAAGCGCTCGACAAGGAAAGCGGTGCTATTCGTCTGCCACATGGAGACAAGCTGCGCCGGCGTCGGAGTCGTGCTGTTCATGCTGGGGTTGTCGGCCATCAAAATAGACGCCTGATCGGACGCCTTAACGATGATTCCTTCCTCATCTCCGAGATAGATTTCATCGCCGCGAATCAGCGCGACCGTGGCCCCGTTGGAATCGACGGGCACGTACTGTGAGGTAAACGCCGGGAGACCAGCCAGCGTTCCGCCGGCAGGCGTCATGCCAGGGAACGCTGGGGCGCCCACCTCGTTCGTCGCCAGCGACAGATCGACGGCAGTGGTTTCTGGCATCACCCAAAACGCGCCGGCAACACTCAGGTTATTGCCGACCATGGCTTTCATCATGGTTGCGATGTCGCAGCGAATGCCGAAAATCGACCCGTCACCATCCAGTGAAGTGGCATTGGTTCCGTTCAGGAGTCCGGCTGGCGACTCATCAGAAACGGCAGCCGATGCGCTGATCAAAGTGCCATCGATAGTTTCGCCAACAGAGCGGGCCAGCTCGTCCCGAATCAGCACGTCAGCAGCGGCCGATGCGCGATCGAGCATTTCGTTGGTGGCGGCAGCGATGGCCGTAACCTTCAGAGGGCCCATCTTCGTGCGGCTGTAGCCCCACGATGTCACGGGCTTGGCAGCTCCCTCCTTTGTCCATGCGGCAGTGCCACCAGAATTTTGAAGCAGAACTGGCACATCAAAGGGGATGGAGCGGAAGCGCCCGGAAATCTGGCCGTACAAGGTGCGCGGCCGCAGGTACTCTACGAAGTCGGCAAACGCAACACCGCCCTCATTGATGAGATTTCCGGCCCAGGTCGGGCTGCCCGTGTTGGCCGCAGATACCGCAGCGCGCTGGGCGTGCAGCGCCTTCACAAGCTGCTCATCGCCCGGATAAAGGTTCTGGGCGATTTGGACTTCATCGCGAGTCCCGGCATTTCCGGTGTGCGCAAGCGCTTTCACGCGAGCGAGTCGAGCGAAGGCAATGCCAGGCTCCAGCTTTTGGGTGTTTTTTACCTGCACGGGGGAGCGAACTGTGCCGCCATGGGCGGTCTGTTCGGCACTTTTGGTTCCGTCAACCGGCTGCGCGCTTTGTTTGTCCATTTCAGCCAACACAGACAAGCGGGAAATGTCGTCATCCAGACGCTTGATTTCGGATTGAAGCGCGTCGAACTGCTCCGACTCTGCGGTATCCATTGAACGGGATTCGTCGATGGACTTTTGCGCCACGCTCTTCATTTCTTCGTGTTTGGCTTCGCGGGTCGCCTTCAGTGCGGCGACCTGCTCCAGAAACGTCTTGCTCATGATCTGATTCCTCAGAAATGCAAAAAACCGCCTCAATGGGCGGCTTCAGCGGATTACGTAGTTTTTGTATTCAGCGGCCTGCTTTCAACGGCAGGCGGCGAAGGAACACTCAGGGGCGGCTCAGGCGAACGGCTCCATTGAGGTTGGGTTTGGCGGGCGTCAGAAGACGCACCGGGCCGAACTTGCGTACAGCAAAATCCAGCGATTTGATTTGGTTGACGATTTCTGGCGCGAGCGGACGGCCATCCATTGACTTGACTGCCGTGATGATCGCTTCGGCGTTGGCCGGAATCGTCACCGTCGACAATTCGTAAACCTCCGTCTCCATGAACTCAATCCCGCCGTCTTCCTTGTAAGCGTGTTTGAGTGAGCGGAATCCAATGCTCGTCGCTCGCACCAGTCCGTAGCGAATCTCACCCCAAGCGGTGTCAACCCGGTCCTTTAAAGGGCCGGGTTCGTCTATCGTCGGGATTTCCGCCTCGAACTCGACCCCCTTCTTTGTCGGTTGATCGAAGCGAACCAGTCCGATAGGTTCGCCATGGCGATGCTGATGAAGAAGCGGAAGGGGATTCTTGAATTGAATGCCCAACGGATCAATGGTGTCGCCCATCCTATCAACGGTGGGCGTCGTCGCCCAACCGCGAAAGGTCCGGCGCTCGGCGTCAATTGCCTTCACTTCGAACAGTGAGTATGCGCGTTGTGCATTCATGCCTTCTTTCCTTCCATCCGTTCAAGCCTCGCCATCGCCCTGCGGCACATACTCGTCACTCCACGCCTGCATAGCCATGCAACGAGCTTCCTTTGTCGATTAATACATCCTTGGCAGGTCATGATCACCCCGCTGTAGCCAGCACAAGGCCCTTTCGGCACGGCGCTGGATTGAGCGCCATCAAGGACGCAGCGTCGAACGTAGCCATCAGCGGATCAATTTTTGCTGTGCCACTCGCCTGTTTATTGATCGTGATGGCGTTTCCAACCTGAACCACCCGAGCGTTACTCACACACCAAGCCATCAGCGCAGTCGCCCCATGAATGAACTCGCCGCCGGCAATCATGCGCTCAACGGTCTTGATGGCCCCATTCAGACGCCACCCCTGCGAGATAGCGACTATGTGGTCATCCGTGAACTTGCGCCCGGGCGATGTCAATTCCTCGACAATCGCCCCGATGCCCGCCGCGTCAACGCCGATGGCATTCTTCTCTGGCAGAAGCTTGCGCTCTCGCGCCAGACAAATCGTGTCTGCGAGCTGGTGCACATCCTCACCAGGGCGCTTTACGATAGTCAGGTTGCCTTCCAGTTGAAAATCCAGCAGACGCGGGGCAATCTCTTTGCGACGCTGCAGGACGATCTCATGCGCCCAGGCGTGTGCCCAGTGCAGCCACTTTCGCGTATCCCTGCATCTTCCAATGGCCGATAACCCTAGCAGGTCATCCAGTCCACCGCCGTCTATCCCAAACACCACCACCTCGGAACGCTTGAATAACTCGTCGAGTGTCAGCGCACAATCTCCGGCTGACTCCCAGAAGTCTGCGCCGGCCCACCGGTCATGGTGCAGATTCATGCCAATCTCAATATTCAGATGCTTGGCAAGGAATTGCTGAAACGCCCCGTCTTGCTTGGCCCCGTTCTTGCGCAGATTATCTTCCAGCCACTCCGCCGAAACAGACCTACCCAGGTTTGGGTTCGTGATATAGAAGTTCTCAGGCTCCATATACGCCTTAGACTTCACCATCTCTTCCGGGAATTCGTAGAGAATGCCCAACGTTTTCGGGTCATGAATTTTTCCATCCCGAACATCGCGCCAGTAATTCAACTTATCTTTGAAAACCCCGGCCGGTGGCTCATCGCTCTGAGTTGTCAGATAGATTACCCAGCCTTCTTCTCGGGATATTTGCCCGCCAGTAGCCTCCATGAACATCGCCTCAGCCTTCGAATTCTTCCCGAATAGCCATAGTTCGTCTACTAGAATACGGCCAGACTTCTTGCCCCCGACGGTATCTGTCTCGGCGGCAACTACCTTTAGACTGGCTTTCGTTACGCGGTGCGTAATCGTCCTGATGTGGTCCTGCACGTGGAAAAGTGCAGCTAGCTCCTCATCGGCGCGAATCATGCCAGCCGCGGGCTTGAAACTGTTGTCAGCGACCTCTTTAGTCGGCGCCAAGATCAAATGTTCTTCATCCTCGCGCCAGCAAATTATCACAGCGGTCAGCATGATGCCGGCCGCAATGGTGGACTTTGTATTCTTCTTAGAAATCAGTAGGCCATACTCGCGGATCAACTGCTTGCCCGTCTCGGCATCGTAACCACCAAAGATTGCGCGGACAAAATCGAACACCCACTCTTCCGAGCATTCTCCAAATGTTGGCTTGCCCGGCAGATCGACGACGCGCAATTCCTTGAATATCGCAAGCGCCCTCTCCGCCTCATCCGGGAATATAGGCGGCGGAATAATCGATTCGCCTGCAATAAGACGGTCGGCCCAATCAGCGCAAGCTGTCGACCACTCAGGAAATGGCGTCATACCCTCTTGCCACCCGCCGCAACCAGCTTAGGCGGCGCAGACGGAGCAAACCGCGAAGCCGCCTTTTCGGCCGCCTCTTGCTTGGCCTCCTTCTTCCCGCCCTCTCCCTTGCGTTGATGCACGAAAGGCATAAGCGTCTTGGCCGCATCCATGCGCAGCTTCATATCTTCGCCAGCGTCGTTCATGAGCGCCTTCAGGAAATCCTTCGGATCGCTATACATCTTGCTCAGGTCAGGCAGGTTAAGCGGCTTTCCCTCGGTCTTTGCCTTAGACTTCGCTTGCTCGACGTGGTCTTTCCGCACAATCTCTGCAAGCACATCAGGATCTTTAGCCAGCCTGGAGCCGGCCTGAGTAGCGCCCTTCGCACTGTAGCCTGCCGCAATCGCCGCTTCCGTTTGGGACGCGCCCGACTTGAGCGCGGCAGCGAACCGGCGCTTTTTGTCGGTCATCGCCATTAACAACTCCTGTTAACAACCACTTGTTAAGGGGAAATAATTTGCGCGTGAGGTGGGGCGCGGTGCTTTAGAAATGTCGCTTTCCAGCAACAAACCACCCCCCCCTACCTCGCCCCAGCTTCCCCGCCCAATAATCCGCCCGTTGCCTCGGCCTTGCTCTTAGCCTTGTGGCACTCAATGCAAAGCACCTGGCTGTTCTCTTCCGTATCTGGCCCACCCTGGCTGAGCGGCATCTTGTGGTCCAGCTCGAAGCCCCATGGGTAGTCGACCAGTCGTCGGCAATTCTGGCAGTGCGGATCTTGCGTCCAGAGCTTCAGCCGGCGCTTTGTCCTGACTGACTCCGGGGCGCGGATATCAGCACTTCCTCCCACCCTTGCCCTCGATGGGGTCAGACTGCGAATCGTCGACTTGAGCGTGCGCAGCTTCATTGCCTACCGACCGTCAAGCGTGGCGTACTCATCTTCATCGTCGCCAACCTCTTCTTGCAGAGCCTCAATCAGATCCTGCATCGTTTGCGTCTGCAGGTTGATCGCTTCCACCAGTTGACTGACTGACTCCGTCAGCGCCAATGACGAATCCAGCAACGCTTGCGGGTTCGCCTCCAACCTGATCGTCGCTCCGGGTTGCTCGACGGCTGCGACGGCGTTTAGGCGCTGCGCCAGCATCTCCAGGCCTGGCATCAGGCTTTGATGCTGTTCCTTGGTCAGATGGCCTTCCACCCGTAAGACGAGCAGCGGCATTGCGGATGAGTGCTTCGGTTCGTTCACGGGCAATCCTTGCGTATTTAGACATTAGTTCACGCCTCCTGGCGCATCCGGCACATGTCATAAACTCACCGCCTCTCCCACCCCCACCCGCTCCGATACGTAAACGCATCCATCACCGGATTGCGTATCGCAGCCTCCCTCGCTTCCTGCCAGTCGCGGCCCTCGATCATCGCCAGAACTTCGCCATACCAGTCCTGATCGAGGATGACTCGCTTGGTCTCGTCGCAGAGGGATAGGCAAAACAGCATCACTTGCGCGTGCAGATCACGGCCTTTCCATCGGTCGCGCACGCATACTCACTGAGATCCACGGTGATCGACTGGACGGGCCGGGACGTTAAGTAGCCAGCCGCCATAAGAGCTGTCGCAAGGATGACCCCAGCCGCCGTTCTAGCCACACCCGCGAGGAAGTCGACCATCTCAGACTCCTAAAAAGGCCGCACCCCGCGAATCTTTCGACTCAGCGGGGCGCGAAACGGCGCTGTAACGCCGGGAGGAGACAACCGAAAATGGAAAAGCCCCGCCGTTTCGGGCGTGGCCTCAAAGGTCAGGCGCAATTACTGCACTCTATCTGAAAAACAGTATAACACGGCACAGTTAAATTTACAATTAAGAAACAATGAACCTGTTCGATTTCTTTTGATTCTCTTCCCTCGTTATGATCTGCAGGTTCCAGGGAACATGTAGGCCGCAAACCTTACGATTAACTATTGGCACAATATGATCGACATCATGAGGCACGCCTGTCTCCCTTTCGATCTCTATGCGCCTGCGGTATATATCCCTAATGGCGACTCGATCCACCCATAAGGGCGTTGCCATCCTTTGCATTATTATTCGCCTTTCTGGGGATGACCTAGCGTTACGCAGCATATCGGGAAGCTGGCTGCGAAAAACAGGATCACGCCACCTGTTCTGTTCAAGGAAGTTTTTTAGTAGTGATTGCGCCGTACTCACCGCTTGATTGAGGCGGTCAAGCCCTCCCGAGCTGTAGTCATCAGGAGGAAGGCTTTCAAGTGTTCCCACAATGCCAGACACCCAGACCTCAAAGGGTGTTGTCCTTCGTGATTCCTCGTAGCACGCACGAACATCATCTGATCGAGCCTGAGCTATAACCTCTTTGCTTTTTTGGTAAAGCTGATCGTACCTTTGCCTACTAACCTCGCCAAGAGGGATGATAGTTTTGCGCTTTGATCTTTCCCTGAGCCTGGCTAGCTCAGCATTCCACTCTTCCTGCTTCTTTTTTCTGACTGTCGATCGCTTCTCGGCTGGAGACAAAGGCTTCTCAAATGTCGGCCAAGACATCAATCCCCTCCAATCTTTGCGGCGTTGTATAGCGACAGACTTCCTCTCTTGAGAACTGTGTTGAAATACTCTCGCGAATGGATTCCGAACATTTCGTACACCTGCTCTTTGCTGTCCCAGTTCTCACCAGCCACGTAGTACCCGATCAAAACCAGCTTAGTGACGCGGCACTGCATACGAGCAAATGCGCGGTGTATCCTCATCGACTGGGGATCGAGTTTGATCTCAGGCAATGGCCTACCTTGCCCCATGCCCATCAGCTTGCAAAACGGCGTGACATTCAAGTTAGCCCAGAACTGTGGCCTATTCGCCCAGTCTCCCCACTGGTGCAAAGCCGCCGTGATATGTGGTGGAACTTCTAGCCTGCGTGCCATGCAATCACCCTCAAATAGTGCTTCTAATGCTTCCCGAGCCCTTTGCGATCTCCCCGCCTTAGATCGCTCGACCTTGCGCTGCTCCTGCTCCTGCAGTCTTGATACAACCTCGAACGGGTCGCGCATACGCCAGCGCTCCATTACCGACGCCTGAATTGCTTTGGGTCATACATGGTTGTGTTGGCTCTTTTCGCCCGCTGGTGGCGCTCGAACCATGGATAGATGTTGACGTTCAGGCCGCAGAACCTGAGG